GGGTACTGACACTAAATATAGATTGCTGAATCTATTTTTGTTTGTTTTGCAAATCTGCGGATATCTGCGTTTTGGTACCATTTGTGATGTAAAGCCGGTGTGCACTCCCTACAGCAACCCCCAGCTGGTAAGCCGCAAACCTTACATCACAAAGCCGTGTACAGGAGTCGAACCTGTCTGCCCTACATTTGCCACGGCATAAAAACACCGCCAGACGAGAAAGGGAAAGTCCGGCGGTGTTCCGAATGTTTGGAAAGATTGTTTTAGAACAATATACAATCGTTCTAGAATAATTATAGCATACTATTTTTGTGAAAAGTGTGAAAGTTTAAGATAGTCACTTATTTTTTTCGACACGTAACTTCTATCAATATTCACTATCTCCGCAACTTCACTCTGCTTCTTCCCCTCAAGAAACGATAACTCAAATATCTCCTTAATCTCCGGATCATCAATCCCATTTATGTAGTCCTCTACTTCTTTTTGCTCTTTCAGAATCCGCAGCCTGTCCGCTTCTTTTCTTCTGATCTGACGTCTTATATTCTCTTCCTCGTAAGGATCATACATTTGTACAGATGTTCTCACTTCGGTGTACGGAAAATCTGCGCTGGATCCAGTTACTTTCCCCATAACAACAGTTGGTTCCCGTTCGCAGAGTTCTTGTATCTGGTTCTCAATCCGGATAAGTCTATCTTTGTTTGGTTTGTACTTTTTCAGTGTTTTCTTGTCCAACTCTATCACCTCCCGGGATCCGCTCTTTTATGTTGTATTTCTCTGCTATGTACTCCACAGCGTCCTTATTCGTCCTCTCACGACTTTTAAAATCACAGGCAAAGGCTTTATGCTCCTGTTGCTTTAAAGCGGTCTCACAGGGCTTTCTCGTTGCCATAGTGTATGCTTCTATTTTCTTCATGATGTCCGCTGTCTCCTTTCTGCATCTAGCTTATTATCACCATTCACTCACCCTCACAGGAAGTATGATGCCTATTATTTCTCCGTAGCGTGTAAACACGGCATCGTAGTATTCAGAGTTTCCTTGGTATTTAATAAGATTTGGCGTGCATCCGTCAAACATTTTCAAATATTTATTATCAAACCAAGCGTATTCCCCTGTTGTCTCGTCTCTTATTGCTCTCAGAATGCTTTTGCCAGTTGTAAGCATTCTGTTTGACAACTTGGCCGCCCTCATTTGGCTCTGAATATTTTCTGTGGAAAAATGTTTCACCCCATCTTCTGGCAATTTCTTCTGCTTATCTATGTCGAGCAAGAAATCTTCTTTCTTCACAAATACAATATATCTACCTTGCGTAATCATCACTTTTCCGTCTATCTCGCCCATCATATACGATCTTGTTTTCACTGCTTCTATCTGCACTTTATCTTCAATTAGCATTTTCTCTTCTCCTTCCTGCGTCTCATGGTTTCCCTGTTCATTCCGTTACCTCAATTTCCTCTCCTGTCAGCTCTTCCAACTTCTGTCGCATTTCTTCCACTGTCATTTTCTTTGGTTCTTTGCGCTCCCAGATGAGTTCGAGGTTGCCTTTAATAAACACATCTTCTATGCGTCTGAGTGATTCCGGAGTAATCCTATAGACTTTAACGATGTCTCCTCCTGTATAACCTTCCCATTTCAAGTCATCATCATAACCGCCTATATGATTGCGTCCGCCTCTTCTCACTACCATCCCGGCCAATACAAGATACATTTCACCATTTCTTTGCTCAACTACCATCCCATCTCTCAGATCTGCCTTGGTAAATTCTTTGTCCATGTAATCACTCCATTCTAAGATTTTATAATTGTACTTTTCCGCAAAATCACGAGTCGAATATTCTCCGCTTCCGTAATAACACGTTCCTTCGTTGCGCATATAATTTGTATTTTTCAAATAACTTTCTCCGTTACACCACTTCATTCCATGTTCGTGCATCTGCTTACAAAAGTCTACCGCTTCCTCCTCAGTCTTACAGTACACCGCAATCTTATTGTCTTTATTTTTAAATTCGTTCCAATTAAATTTTTTCATCTTCCTACCTCACTATCTTTCGCACAATCCAATCCAAAAACACCACAAATAGCAGTATCGGGAATCCCGCAGCCATCAGGTAATCCGCACCTTCTAGTTTTACATCCTCTTCCAATCCTGCCTTTAAAGTAATCACGGTTCCCGGTCCCAATATGTAGTAAAGGGTCAAAAATGCGATTGTGATTAAAATGTCCATGTTATTCCTCCTTGTATGGTTCTGGAAGTGGCTGCCATGCTACAACCTTTTCATACCCCAATTCATCATTTGTACTAAACTCCGTATCAACAAATCCTAAACTTGTCGAATCGTAAATATCATGCCAAAATCCAAATCCATATTCACTATCATACTGGCAGAACATCGGCAAATCCTCTTCGTGATTTTCGACAATACACATATAGAATCTCATATCATCATCTTCTGGCAATCTATCTTCTACTGAAATCCAGTCTTTATCTTTCTTCCCGTCTTCATATCCGATCTGATACTGCTTTCTTCGACTGCAATCTCCGCAATTTGGAATATCGTCCATGTGAGAACGGATGATTTCCTCGATCTTTTTAGTTCCGATCGCTTTAAAGTATTTATGCGGTAATCCTACAGTAGACACTTTAATTGATGCATTTCCTATCTCTTCCAAAATCTTCTCTAGTACGTTCATTCCGTATCCTCCTTATCCACATACTTCTCCACGACATCTACTGCACAAGTCAGCCCGTAAATATAGCTTTCCAGCTCTTCTGCTGTTTTGCTCGCTCCGTGTTTTCGCTTTTCTTCTTTCAACGTTTCGTAGGCATCATTTTTCATGGATTCGATTTCTTCTAAAATCTTCTCTAATGCGTTCATACTTTATTTCTCGTTTTCCAGCGCTTCTTTCAGCACTCTTTCCACTTCTTCCGTTTCTTTTCCCCATGATTCCGCACATCTTTTTACACCTTCCGCGTAAGCTGTAAGACTCATTACTAAGTGTTCTTCCGCACTTGCATTTGTCCAAGTTCTGCATTCTCCATTTTTGCGCAATATAGTTATCATTATTTTCATCACTCTACCTCCAACAATCCCGCTTCTATAAATACACCTTCTAATAACTCACTCATTTTATTAGTATCAATGGTAATCGGCTCACGCGGAAACTCTTCCTGATTTCCACAGCACGCATACAATTTTGCAATTAAAATATCATATTTTTTCATCACTCCACCTCCAACAGTTCAAAATATTTTTCCAAATGCTCTTCTGAAATTTGGAATAATAATTTACTTTTCCATCACTTCCTCAAACATTTTTTTGGGGAGTATCTTATGACAGTTGATACATTGTTTTCTACGCCCCGCATAGTCTGTCATATCTTCTGTTCCTCCGATCGGTTCACCGTCAAAATTAAACAATAAAGCTCTATGTACTCTTTCCAGCATATAATATCCTCTGTCGGAATCGCAAAATGGGCATTTCTTTAATTCTCCCATGTTATTCACTCCACCTCCAACAGCTCTGGATTGTCAAAAATGTTTCCTGCCACTTCCGTCTGGTAACTCCAATAGTTATCAAAATCAACAGTTAATCCATCCCCATTCATAACAAATCTTGCGGCGTCTTCTTCCCATTTACATGTAAAATAACCTTCTTCATCTGGAAGTTCTACAATATCATTCTCCCAGATTTTCTTGTCGTTCTTGTCGGTAAGTCCGATGTACTGGCATATGGTGTCTGAATCGCATCTATAACACTTTTCTCCACGCACATCTACAATCCAGATTACATCATCATATTTCGTACGCTCTAAATCCCCTTCCACCCATTCACCATTATCTATTCTCTTCGCTTTAAAAAGGATTTCTCTATTCATAATTAAACCCGCTCCCATGACCAATTAACCTGTTCCATAACCATATCTCTCATAGCTTCTTCGATTTCCTCATCAGTTACATCATCACCAAACTCTTCTTCAAATGTCATATTTGTTCCAGCAAAACCATAATTTGCCTCCGCTTTTACTTTAATCATTCTTCCACCCTCCTGTTCCATTTCCCTATAGCAGTTGTTTCTAAAGCACATCTTCGCGTTGCGACTCCGCATTCTTCGCAGTACACAAAAGACGAAATAACCTTTTCATCAAATCCGTAATTGATTTTCAGCATTGCTTCTCCGCCACAAAACGGGCATTTCTTTAATTCTTCCATGCTATTCACCCCAGTCCAATCTCTGGCCACATTTTCCACAAAACTCTCCAAATGGTTTACCAATTCCCCTTACTGTTGCCCCGCATATTGGACAATCTGCTCTATTAGTTCCACTGTATGCGATAGGCCTCTTCGCCGTATCACGCTCTTTCAGATAACGTATCTCGCACATCAGTTTCGCGCACTGTGCATTTCCAGCATCAACCACCTTGTTATGGTGATTCAAGATATCGCACACAAACCGCCCCATCTTGCACTCTGCACATTTATCTTCCAGTGCTTCACCGCTTAACTGATCTGGATGCTTGCACAGGTTGTCGCATATATGCTCCATCATTTCTGAGGTGATCCCGTCCATCCATGTTTCTTCTGTTTTTGGCATTAGTCATTCCTCCTACTACGCAAACCTAATTTGCTGCTCGTCCTCGTATATTTCTATGTTCGGCACCCTATTCCCGATTTTTAAATACGGGCAGTTTGCTTCTACCAGTTTCTGTGCCATGATTGGCACTACACTGTTTCCGATTCTAGCCACTTGTTTTGCGATCGGATATCTCCTGTATTTGTAATCCCTGTCAATAATGTAATCCTCCGGAAATCCCTGCATTAATTTAAGTTCTTCCGGTTTTAACATTCTCAGGAAAATATCCTTCATGGCATACTTTTCGCCTTCGATATCCAGAATCACATTTACCAGTCCGAAACGATCTTTTGTAGTAATCGTTGCAAGCGGATTTGAAAGTTCTTGCCCTCCGCCAGTTCCGTAATACTTAATTAAAAACGCAGATATCAATCCAAAATGTCCAGGTGATGTTGTGATTGTGTGTAAAGGTTCGTTGCATCCCTGTCCGATTCCACTCTTATAAAATTTTGTAATAAAAGCTGTCACCAGCCCGTACCTGTTTGACGTGTCGATTGTTTTAATTGGTTCTGTCAGCAACTGTCCTCTTGATTCTCCAATTTTTGTTTCTCCGTGATATTGAATCATAAATGCAACAGCATCTTTACTTCTCACGATATAGGGAGATGGATTGTCTATTACATATTTTCTGATTCCATTTGCAATCCTTTTCATCGTTGCATCTGCCAACGGTTTTGGTCTATCAAATATCGTTTTCCCTAAATCAGACCAATCGATATATGCCCCGCATTCCTGCCATTTCGGATCTCTGGATTTAAAATTCGTCTTTTCTGGCCACACGATGTCTTTTCCATCTCTTCGAAATATTGCATACCAGCGCTTTCTTGTAGTTGGTGCCCCATAGTCTGCCGCAATAAGCTCTCTGCAGTCAAAAATATATCCAAGACTTTTCATAGCCGTAATGAACTTCTTATAATCTTCCCCACGCCGTTCCTTAATCGGATGCCCGTTTTCATCCAGAGGCCCCCACTGCTGAATCTCTTCCACGTTTTCCATGATAATCACATCGGGGAGGATTGCTTTTGCGTGCTTGTATACCGCCCAAGGCAAAATCCGAAGCCCTTTTTCCCTCGGCTTCCCACCTTTCGCCTTACTGTGGCTGGTACAATCAGGACTCGCCCACATTAAAGCAACTCGCTTTCCTTTCACATATTTCTTCAAATCCACCTTGAAGATATCTTCTGTGAGATGCAATGTTTTCGGATGGTTTGTCTTGTGCATCAAAATTGCATCCGGATCGTGATTAATTGCAATATCTACTTGTCTTCCAAGTGCCATTTCTATTCCTACGCTCGCTCCACCTCCTCCGGCGAAGCAATCTATAATCAAATTTTCCATTTTCTCAGAAGCCCGGTATACCCTTGCCCCGGCCGGAGGCTGGCTCCTTTCTATTTTTCGCTTATTTTTTATAGTCTACTGTAAATACCTCCGCATTAATATCCGGTTTGGATTCGACATCGCCCTGTTGAGTCGGCAACTTGTCCGCACCCAACCCTCGTGAAACTCCATGTAATTTGCGATTGTTCCAAAGATATCCTTAACCGAAGTTTCTTGTTTCTTTGACTCAGGCAGCATATCATTGTCTTTTAAAAAGTTTTTGAACGTTTCAATACTTGCATCGATTCCGCTCTCTTCTCTTATTGCTGCATAGATGTTCTGGATCGTAAGTCCGTATTCGATCATGCACTTAATTTCTCCCTTGTACGGTTCGTATTGTTTTCTTTTATTTTCCATTTTTCTTAACCACATCCTCTTGTTTGCTATTACCCTCTTTTTCACTTCTTTTCCAGTAATATCCTCAAGTACTCTGCAGATATGCTCATCCGTGCATCCGAGTTTTACCATCTCTTCGATCTGGAACCGGTACGGATCCAGAAAGTTCGCTGGTCTACTCATTTTCCTCTCACCTTCTTCTTTCTCTTGCGCTTGGTACTGCCGTACATATATGCTGCCATATTCCCCTGTTTAAATCCGGCTGACCGCTTCATTCTGCCGCTAAAGCTATATTTCCCTCTATCCATGGTTCTCCTCCTTTAAACTCCACCATGCTTTCACATTCTTTCCGTACCCTGTAGTCTGGATTCTTACTCCAAGTTCTGCTTTCGCTTTCATGATGTCCGACCTTTTAATTCCTGCCGCTTCTGACTCTATGAGCAACTTCGCCCCGTCATAGCGCCCACCTTCCATCTTGTCTTGCAGCCACTCTAATGCTTTGTCGTAGTCGGTCTTTGACATCGTATTGACCTTGTCCTTGATTCTTTCCAGTTGGACGGTGTTGGTGTTCATCTTGTTCCAGATCTTTTCAAAATTCTCCTGCATGATTCTTCGGTTTTCTAAAATCTCATCCCGGATGACTGTAAGTGCCTGTGCTGCGGTCATGCCTTTCTTTTCCGGATCTTTTACCAGACTTCCCGGTTTAAGTCCGAGAAGTAAACACATGGTTCTTTCAAAATCTTCTGTCTGTTCCGGGTTCTTCGCCATATTGCAGACAAAAGACTTGCTTCTCCCGAGTTCTGCCGAGAATTTCTCTTTCGTCTTGCCCTGCTTTTCTAGTTCCTTGCAGAGCAAAGCGTAATTTATCGTTACTTTCTTCGGTTCCATAATTCCTCCTTAATTTGACTTCAACAACTGCTCTTCCAGAGAGTCCATGTCGTATCCTCTGCGCTCAAAGTTGTTTAGGTTTCTGCTTACTGGCGGTTTTGATTGCTTTGCATCTTTGTTTTTATAATTCCCATCCAGAATCTTTGCCATATTTGCATCATTCATCATCCAATCAAAGGTTGCCGACCAATTCCGGTTATTTTCCCCTTTCAGAAAATCACTTTCCTCTGCAAGCTCAAATCCCCTCTTAATGTCATCAATGGAATATTTTCTTAATCTTGCTTTAATTGCTCGTTTTCTTTTTTCAGATAATCGTGTTAAGCGAGGGAATGACACGCAAGTGGCATTATACATATCAGCTATTTGCTGATAATCTACTCTATTACCTCTTATATCTCTTTCTTTATCTTTATCTTCTTCTTTATCTATATCTGTAGCGTGACTTCCCAAATTTGTCACACTTACGTCACGTGACATTTCTGTGACACACTCAATTTTTTGTTTTTCCCTCTGTTTTTGCTTCCTAATCCGGTTCTGCTCCCTGATTTTCTCGAGGGCTTCCGCGTTCTGGTGCTCTTCCCAACCCGGAATAGTAAAAAATCCATTGTCCGTCACGATCATTTCAAGCTGCTCCAGTGATTGCAAAGCTAATTTCACGGTATTCTCTTCAAAATCCAACTCGTCTGCCAGCATTTTAGGCGTGTACGGGATGTTTTGCGTTAAAAATACCATGCCGTTACTATTACACCGGCCAGCCATCGTGAGTAGCATTACCCAGATCAGGACAATATTGTTCCCGTCCGGTAATTTCCGCAGATGCTTGATTTTGCGATTATCAAACATATCCGTTGTAATCTTGATCCACTTTACCTCTGCCATCACTCATCCTCCGCAATATAGACAACCACGCAAGGCGTATCCGAATATACCTTTTCAATCTCCAGACTGGTCACCTGCTTATCATCGGTGTATGCGACTCCGTTCAGTCCATCCAGAATGATTTTTGCGATATTATCCAAGTCCGGCTTCTTATTCGGCTTTATTTCGCCTTTTAATGCTTTCTCCTTGTTCTTCTTAGACCAGCTCTCTGGAATCGGAAATTTCGCTAAAATTCGAACTCTCAGAGGTATCTCTGTATAAAGAACACCTGCGCTTTGTTTATAAATCCTCGCAACTTCCTTTTCATATTTCTTGGTTGCGGGTGGTGTGTATGTAATGACCTTAAATCCGGCTCTGCGGAATTTCGGTCTTGCTTTTCCAACCGGCTTACCCGGAATTGTAATTATCATTCGTTCTCCTTTCTGCTCCCGGAGTTACCGGGAGACAATGAATCTGGCTTACTTAAGGTATTTGTGACGTACTACACAGCAGCCATGAACGGGTTACAATTTATAGCAAAGGTTTAACCCTTACTAACATAGTGAAATTCTTTCCGGAACTGTTCTTCTGTTCCGTAGTGCTGCAAATAATACTCTTTGCAGCGTTTTCTTAAGTATCGGTCTACTTTCGATGCATTCTTCCCTGCCCTTGTTCCGTTTGGATGCAGATCCGGTCTCAGTGGAGCTATGAATCCGTAATCTTCCGAAAGTTCAATTTCTTTCGATGTGTGACTAAAAACATGATGCCTCTCCACTCCGTAAGCTCCGGTGTGCATGCAGTGATCCATATCTTCTGTAAATATGCTCCACAGCTTCTTTGGTCTGCCGGATGCTCTTTGATGACCTTTTTTCTTTTTCTTTCGCTTCGGCTTTGGGAATGCCATGTCACTGTAATCAATACTCACAGTTCAATCCCCCATTTTTGT